TGCTTCAGCTATGGCGTGGCACTTCATCGTTGCGCCAATGACTATGTTCATATGCTCATACGTAGGCATAGAGATTCCTGCTTTACCTGTTTTTGATATGGACAGCCTGATGACTGTTCTTCTTGGAATGCTCGGCTTAGGAGGTCTTCGCACCGCAGAAAAGATCAAAGGCGTGTCTAAATGACAAACGACAAACTAATTGCACAGATCACAAAACATGAAGGTATGGAGCTAAAGCCCTATAGATGCACATCAGGCAAATTAACGATCGGAGTTGGAAGAAATTTGGAAGATGTCGGCATTACAGAAGACGAAGCAAGGTTTCTGTTAATGAACGATCTGGCACGAGTAGATTTGCAAATAGAAAAACTGATGCCATGGGCAGAAATGCTGGATCCTGCACGCTACGACGCCCTGATGAACTTTGTTTTCAACGTCGGCATAGGGACAGCACTCAAGTTCGAAAACGCAATGGAAGCGCTAAAACAATCGGACTTCGACACTGCGGCAGCAGAGCTGCTAGACAGTCGTTGGTCCACTCAAGTTGGCGAGCGCGCGAAAGAGCTTGCAGAGCAAATCCGAACAGGTGAATACCAATAATAAGTTCAGACGCAAATTTTACCATCTAATGCACTGGTCCAATCACGGACCGGTGTTTTTTCAATGGAGGTAATAATGAAACTAAGTGAGCTTCTTGCTGAAGGTGGCATGAAGTTGTGGAAAGATAAAGAAGGTTGTGACACCTTCCATTCTCAAGCAAGACGATGCGTTGAAATACTCAACGACCCAAAGATCAAAGACATCGATACAAAGATGGTTGATCTATATATCGAAGGCTTAGAGAAGGTAGTCACACATCGAGGCACTCTCATGAGTCCTTCATCAATAAACCACAACATCAGTGTGCTTTGCACTCTTCTACGTTACGCTAAACAGCGTGATTACATAGACAAGCTTCCACATTTTTCACGCAAGACACCTGCGCCGCACCGCGTTCGCTGGTTGTCGCCTGATGAAGAACAGAAGGTATTTGCGGCTATCGAAACAGCAGACTACTTGATAGCAAGAAAACATAGAGAAGAAATGTCAGCACTTACGCGCATACTTATAGATACAGGTATGCGTCGTGGTGAGGTGTTAGGTTTAAAGCCTGAAAACATCGATGGTGATTGGGTGCGCCTGTGGAAAACAAAGAACGGCAAAGCTCGATCTGTTCCACTAACACCTAAAGCCAAAGAGCTGCTGTTAAAACACGTGCCTTTTGAAATAAAAGACCATCAAGTTCACAGGTTTTGGGCCAAGGTCCGAGATCAAGTTGGCTTGTCAAAAGACACACAATTTGTGCTGCACACATTAAGGCACACAACTGCGACGCGTATGTTAAAGAAAACAAAGAACATCGCGATGGTTCAGCGCATGCTAGGTCACTCAAACATTAGCACAACACTTCGTTATGCTCATATTGATGACCAAGATCTGCTGGATGCAGTTAATTCCTAACAACAAAAAAGGCTCGTGATTGCTAAGGAAATGGCGCGCTCGGGAAGATTCGAACTCCCGACCCCCAGATTCGTAGTCTGGTGCTCTATCCAGCTGCAATCACGAGTGTCTTTTTGTTGTCTTACTTTTTTGTCGTTTGGCAAACCAAGGAGACGGAATGAACGTATTTTTCTTACACTCTGATTTCAACAAAGCAGCAAAGATGCATTGCGACAAACATGTTGTCAAAATGATCTTAGAAACTGCACAGATGCTCTCTACCGCTCACCGCGTGCTGGACGGCTCTGATTATGCCGACAAGCACTCTCTGTGCAACATAGCACACATTAATCACCCTTCTACAAAATGGGTGCGCTCAGGGTCAGCACAGTACCTGTGGGCCTATGGGCTTTTGGTTGCACTCTTGAAAGAGCAACAGCACCGCTATGGAACAACACACAAATACTGGGGCATTGCTGATGCACTCGCTAAACCCCCGCGAAATATACCGGACATAAAGTTTACATGGCCGCCTAAGTGCATGCCTGACGAATACAAAAAGCGCCACACTGTTTCTGCTTACAGAGCATATTACAAAGCAGAGAAGGCCTATTTTGCGTCATGGAAACGTGCCTCGGAAACGCCTAAATGGTGGCTAAAAGCTGCTTAATTTTGTTGTGATCTTGACGGTAATAAAGCAATTTTGCTAAATTAGAACAAAACAAGAACACACTCATATCATCGCAAAAAAGTCAAGGCTTTAAGAAGCCGCACTAAAGCAGATTAGTGTGCTTATGGAGGTGCTATGAACTCTCTACTTGAGACAAATATGCTTGAAGAGGGAATCTCAAGATTCGCAAATCAAGAAGAACAATTATCTAAAACTGGCATATTAGGGACTGTAGACACTAAGCTTGTTAAGGGTGCACTACCTTTGGTCTCTAATGCTATTGCAAAAGAACTGGAGATGGTAAGCCGCACTACAAGCAGACCATTTTGGTTTTATGCGCTAGACAACCTCTCAAATGACACAACTGCCTATATAGGGTTGAACTATGCCTTTATTGGTGTTGGTCAATATACGGACGTCACTAACATCTGCACTAACATTGGTAAGCAGATTTGTGTCGAGCTATGGGCCAAGAATTTTGAAGAAGACAACCCTAAGTTGTTTAAGAGGTTGTTTGAGATGGCCAAGAGAAATCACAATTCACCTCGTCACAGATTAAAAGCTATGTCAGCAGTGGCAAGCCGAGAAGGACTCGGTGTTGACAGATGGACGACTGAACAACTTGTAAATGTAGGTCAAGCAGTACTTAACTGCGTCATGGTAGGCTCTGGTCTATTTGAAGTATATGACAGGCCAAAGAAGAAGTTCTTCGTCAAAAATCTTGGCTTAACTGAGGTTGGTCGAAAGCTAGTAGATGAACTCACAGATCAAATACAGTGGATGTCGCCAGTGTTTAAGCCAATGCTCTCAGAGCCTAGGCCATGGACGTCGTTCCATACTGGCTGCTACTACGACAAGAAATTAGCTAGTCTTGTACCTCTAGTACGACGCGCTAACAAACAGCAAAAGGAGCTGATTGACGCTGCATTCAAGTCTGGTTCAATGGACCGGATAACGAGAGCTTTGAATGCGGTTCAGTCAACTCCTTTTGCGATCAACACGCCTGTGCTCAAACAAGTAATTGCTGCATGGGAACGTGGTGACATCATTGGCAAGTTTCCGAGAAAAGCTAAACTGAAGGTCCCAGGCAAAACAAATAATTGGGACGAGCTAGACACAAAGCAGCGGAAACATGTCAAAAAGACAAAAGAAAAGATCATCCTAAGAAACAGGGCTTTTGACGCCGATGTCGTCAATATGGCAACAGATCTCAACTTGGCGAATGAATTAGCTAAGCACGAGAAGTTTTATCTGCCTCACAACCTAGATTTCAGAGGACGTCTTTATCCGATACCCACATTCAATCATCAAAGAGCTGACCATATTAGAGCTTTGTTTCAATTTGCGCGCGGTAAGCCATTAGGCAAAACTGGCGCTTATTGGCTTTGTGTAAATCTGGCAAATACAGGTGATTTCGAAAAAATAAGCAAGAAATCCCTAGATGATCGGATTGCTTGGGTAAACGCAAACCAAAGAGCTCTTTACCTCATAGGTAAAAAGCCTGGGCTTACGCGCCAGATTTGGCAACAAGCTGACAAGCCGTTTTCATTTTTGGCTGCCTGCATCGATTTTGCAGGTTATGTCGAACACGGAGATGAACATGTCTCGCATCTTCCTCCAGCAATGGACGGAGCAAATAGTGGTGTTCAGCACTACAGCGCAGCGCTGCGAGATGAAAAAGGTGGTGCAACAGTTAACTTAACAAGCGGGCAAAAACCTGCTGACGTTTATCAAATTGTTGCAGACCGTGTAAATGAAGCAATCAGCCAAGACACAACAGAAGAAGCCACTTTGTGGAAAAACTATGGTGTGTCGCGCAAAGTAGTAAAGCGAAACGTAATGACGTTTGCCTACTCAAGTGAAAAGTTTGGCTTTCGCCAACAGCTCATGGAAGACCTGATGAAACCTCTTGAAGATGAGGTCCTTGAAGGCATAAGAGATGAGCACCCTTTTGGTGAAGACAACGGTTCACGCGCAGCAACCTACATGGCAGGCCAAGTGTGGGATGCTGTTAATGATGTCGTTAAAAAAGCGGCTGAAGGCATGCGCTTCATACAGAAGTGCGCACAACTGTGTGCACATGAAGCTCGTCCGTTAATATGGACATCACCTATTGGCTTGCCAGTTGTGCACGCATATGAGGACTACAACATTAACCGCGTCCGCATATTTTTGTATGACAAAGAAATATCACCTTGTGATGCATCGAAAAACAGCAAGGTGACGCCTGATGGCAACGTGTATAACTGCATAATGCTAAATCTACGCACTACGCCCAAAGGCACTTTGGATAAAATGAAGCAACGCAACGCAGCTGCGCCTAATTTTATTCATTCACTTGACGCTAGCCATCTCATGTTCAGCGTTTTAGCAGGATTAGAGGCTGGAATAGAAGACTTCATGCTTATTCATGATAGTTTTGCTACCCACGCAGCTGATACTCAAAACTTCTCGTACCTAATCCGTGAGCAGTTCGTTGCGATGTACGAGCACTATGATGTCATGCAAAGACTATATAACTCCGCATATGGCCAATTAAACGACAAAGATCGAATGTCCATGGTCGAAGTACCAGAACGCGGAAACTTAGATTTGCGTGAAGTGTTAGTAAGCGACTACGCGTTCGCATAACCAAAAAAAAATACAAAAATTGGAGTCAGCATGTCGTTTGAAACAACACGACGTGAGGCTCTTATTGCGC